GGGTGGCGTGATAGACCGCTACACTAATGGGTCAAGGTGGGAGGAGCAGGATTCGAACCTGCGAAGGCAGAGCCGTCTGATTTACAGTCAGATTCCTTTAACCACTCGGAAATCCTCCCAGAACAGTTTATGTTTAATGACCGAACTGTGGCGGTCTATGGGTCTGGTGGGACTCGAACCCACAACTTCCAGGTTAAAAGCCCGTTACTCTACCATTGAGTTACAGACCCATTAAAGGTTTAAATTTTCAAGGTGCGGTGTGGTCTCTCTCAACCACTTGATTAGAATACCACCATTTGATCTCTTGGGGAGTGGATGGTGGACACTTAGGAAACTGTCACAGACAACAAAAAAGGGGAGGAAACTTTTGGTTTCTCTCCCCTTTATTTGCTTTTATGGATTACATCTTACATATGTCTTTCCATATCCGCAAACAGGGGAGTACCCTCAATATGCCAATAGCGGCAATCGAGATTGCTAAACTGTTTTGTGGGCATTTGGTAAGACATTGTTTCGACCTAAGTAGTTTTATTTATAAGACTTTTTCGTAAAAAAGTCAAGTGGAAAATAGGAGACTCGAACTCCTAACCTCCGCCTTGCAAAGGCGCTGCTCTACCAATTGAGCTAATTCCCCTGGCGTCTCAGGTTGGATTCGAACCAACGGCCGACCGCTTAGAAGGCGGTTGCTCTATTCCACTGAGCTACTGAGACAATAAGATAATCATAAAGATTATCAAGTAGGACTGCAGGGAATTGAACCCCGTTCACACCGTTATAAGCAGTGGGCCTTAACCAATAGGCGACAATCCCATAACCTCCTGGTTTGTGCATCGCTGAGAGGCATAGGAGGGGCGGGTCTTACAGGAGGGTTGGAACCTCGCCTGCCCATGAGAGTATTATAGAGGATGGTAGCAACCTTGTCAAGTCATTTTTTTACCTGAGTGGTGGACCAGCATACCATCCAACTAAAGATATTCTTTTTCCACTCTTAAGAGGTCTAACTCTATGAAGAGCATCAGATGGAAAAATAATAACATCACCAACGTCCATATCAACAGTTTGCATTTTGTTATTATCAACCATTATCTGAAATTGCCCTCCTTCAAAATCATTTTTAGAAGATAAAAGAAGAGTTATACTCAATTTTCTTATGAGTTTTTTGTCTTTACCAAAAGAAGATTCACTAGTGTCATAATGCCAGGTATAATGAGATCCTTTTCCTTCATAAACAGTATACTGTATTCCATCAGCCCACTGCTCTAAATCATAATTAAAGTATTCATTATTTGCAGAATGTATGAAATGACTCATCATTCCAGCAACCCAAGAATCAGTCTCTAACCAAATATTTCTAGATTTTCTAGTTTTTTCATCAATAAGTTGCGTTTTTTTACTACCATAAACAGTAGAATCTTCAAATTCTTCACGTAAATATTGGTTTATTATTATTTCAGAAACTTCTTTCGGCAATCCAGAAGGAATATGATAATATCCTAAATTATTAGCCATAATAAAAGTTTTTTATTTTAGTTTTTTAAAATTCTCAAGATGCTGTTTTTGCCTCTTTGCGAGAATTTTTTTCTTCCGAAATTTCTAACCTTCTTTGTTTGGCCAATTTTGCAATTTCTTGAAGTGCTTTTCTAGCTCTTGTACCTGCAGCACTATTGCCACCCACAAATTTTTCGTCTTCTGCTTTCCATGCACTCACAGCATCAGAAATTTGTTGTATAGTTTCAGTCATAAAAATCTCCGTTAAAAAAATATATTTTGTTTATTTATAGTTTATCAGATTCTTCAAAAACTTCTTCTTGATTTTCTGTTTCGTCTAAACTTACTCCAATTTGCGAAAGATATTCCAGGGCACCTTGAACTTTCAAATAAAGTTCTTTTTTTGCCACTAATTGATTTTGTAACGTATCAATTTCTTGGAATAAATTTTGCTTTTGCTGGAACAAATTTTTTAAATGATTTTTTTGTTCTTCCATTTTATTATCAATTTATAGTAATTTAAAAAAGGAGGATTAATACCTCCTTTGCATATTTATTATTCTATTGTATCAAACTTCTACCGCGATCAGTCGGTTAGCATATTCATGTGCATAAGATGTGCGGGCACCATGAATGCCCCAACCAATCCAACTATACGCATAGTTCATGTAACGATCAATAGACTTACCAGGGGTTTTCATTCTGTCTACGATACGTTGCCATTGAACTTCATTCGTAAGATAACGTAATTGCGTTTGAAGTGATGATGGATCTCCACCATACTTTTTAGCAAAATCACCCAATCCATAATAACGATCGGCAGATGTCCATTGGATCAGACCATATCCACGCCAGCAGTTATGGTATCTGGTCCTGCTACCACCTTCACAAATATTAGGCACGAACATAGATTCTTGCTTAATATTGCCCATGATAGTAGCAAGGGCGTTTCTGTCTTTAATTCCTTGATCTTGAAAAAATTCAAGAGCAAGTTGTTCATGTTCTGAACACCCTTTACAAATTAGCCTTTTCTCTTTTGGTTTTGGAATTGCAACCTCGCGGATTGCTGTCGTCTCTGGTTCAAACTCTTTAATAATTGAGTAAGGTTTTGCATCCACGGGAGGAGGCGGACCTTGCAGTTTATAACTAGAGAATGGCAGTGTTGCCGTACTGGTTGTAACCGTTGCCAGAAGAGGCAGGGCTACAGTAAAGATGTTTTGCATTAAGGATTAATTGAACTCTACATCCGTATAGAAAGGGGGTACACCCTTTTCTCAAAGGGCACTTTCCACGGCTCTAAATGTCACTTCACAGACTCATAATAATTACCCTACTCATAATAGGGATTTTTCCATCATAAGTTTTTATTTAGGTTTTGTCAAGAAAGTATCACATAAGTTCTCTATTCAATGGATATCCATGTCCACCAACATTTAGTTCAGTACAAAAAAATACTTGAGTTAATCTTTTTTTATTTTTACTACCAAATGTTTGAGCTGCATGATGACCAGATCTACCATCAAATAAAATGCAACGATTATAAACATTTTGAATTTTTATTGTTTCATAAAAATTATTATTATTTTTTTCCCATGCAGAAATAAATTCCTCATCATCAACATTTTCTCCACGATATACTTTTTGTTTTACATCAATATTAGATTTTTCGTATTTTACAATTCCATTTTTTGGTGTGTATATAGAAGTACCAGTATCATTTTCAGGATCTTTTGTCAAATATATCAACCCTGCAAAAACACATCCATCACTATGAACCCATCCCATATTTCTTGGATGATATTTTTCATCATGTCTAGGAGAAATTAATTGAAAAGAACTATACATATAATAATTTAATTCAGTATCTTCATTATAAAATATTGACAACAAACTTTTAGAAAAATAATGATAAATTTCTGGAGATATCTCTTCCAATACAGAACTTCTAATTCCAGGCCAATGACCACCTTCTGCTTTATGAGAAAAATCGGAAATACTTTCTAATCCAACTTTTCTAACATAATCAGGATCTTGATAAAAATTATCAATAACAGTAACTGGAAAAAGAGATGATTTCATTATTATCAAAATTATATTATTTGTTATTATTTAATGCACTATCATCTAAGCATTCTATAAATAGATTTAGTGTTTATCACAATATAAGAAAATGAAAAGACTCCTATTAGCCTTTTCGTTATTCTTCGCAATCCCAGTTAATGCTGCTGAAATCACATCAAAAATCACTGATTCTGTTCAATTGAAAGTTGATGGTGCTGCTGTTCAATCAACTCGAATTGGTGCTTCCTATTCAGCGTCAGGAACCAATATCCAATCTACATCTTTTGGTGGTGTAGGTGGTGCTGGAACCTATGATATCAATACTCCAGGTCAAGCATTTACTTTCTCAGAAAGTTTTAATGCTGCCGATACCCCTGTTACTACCCAAACACGTTCTAACCAAGGAACAATTGATTCACCAAATCTTTATGGAGATAGTGTAACTCAGATTGGTGGAGAGAAAGGAACTCTTGCAGGTACTCTTTCTCCAACTGGTGTTCCTACTGTTACTGCTGGTGGTGCTGGTACAAGTGCTACTGCTCAAAGATCCATTGAACTAAGTGTATTCAAATGAGACATTTAACTCCCGTTTTGCTTTTAGCAACGGGAGTCATCTGTACTCCCGTTTATGCTGAGAGCGTTGTGCCCAATTTCACTAGGGGTACAATTAATGCGACAACAGAATCTGCGACAAAAATTGTAGAAACTATTCGTCAAGTTGAATATACAACTGGTGAATCTTACACCGTGACTGGAACAAACATTAACATTCCTGGAAATCCTCAAAAAGGATCTAGTTACAGCATTATGACTCAAGGTGCTCCATTTCAATTTAGTGAAACGTATCTTGGCCCTGGAGTGGCAAAAGAAACATGGATAGACCGTACTACAGAAACCCAATCAACTACTACATCAATATCTGTCTTTACGCAATAATTTCAACGGGTTCTGCATTTGCCCAAAGCACTCCTGCACCTAGTAATACAAACATTGCTGGTCCAAGTGCAAGTGCTACAGGAAATGTAACTAATCAAGCAGTCCAAGTCCTTCAAGGACCATACGCACTCAATACTTATGGTGGTGGAGTAAGTTGTCAGGGTGCTACATTTTCAATATCTCCATTCGCTATGAGTAGTAACAATAGTAGTGATGATCCAGAATCTTTTGCATCACGCAATGGAAACTGGGGAATTTCTGCTGGTTTTAATATTCCTTTAGATGGCAACCTAATGGATTTGTGCAAAAAAAGAGCGGCAACTGAAATTGCTAGACAACAAGCAGAGACTGATAAAGCAAGATTAGATTTTGAACTCGTGAGATTATTAAAATGTGGTGAAGCTTACAAGAATGGAGTTATGTTCCACCCCGATAGTCCTTACTATAAGGTTTGTGCAGATGTTGTTGTGAAGTACCCAAAAGTTGAGGATGTAGTGAATGGAACCAATAGAACTAATTGATAACCCAAATTTAAAACCCATAATCGGAAATAATCCGATTAACGTTCCAAATTCAAACATCAATAAAATTGCTGGTCCGTCTATAATTTCAACCATAGATAGACCAGCAATTCGTGATGTTGAACAACCAGTTGTTCGTGGTCTAGAGGTTCCTGTTATTGATGTTCCAAATACTACAATTAAATATCCAGTTATTAATGTACCAACTCAAGCAGAGTTTGATGCTGCGGTAAATGCAGAACGTCAAAAGCAATCACAAGAAGAAAAACCAAAAGAAAGGGGATTACCTGATACGACTCCCCCTCCTCAATTGCCACAAGTTACCCAAACCCCCTTTACTCAACCTGCAACATCTACACCAGTTGCAGAAATCCCAGCAGATAAACCTCAACCTACTTTTTCTGTTTATGGAGTCGATATTAATTTACCTGACCCTTCTCTTGTTGCTACGGCTGGTGCTGTCGCAGTAGTTACCACAGCATCCACTATGGTTGCAACAACTGCACTAAACGCCCTTAAAAACGCCGCAGAACCAATCATTAAAGAAGCAACAAAGAATAAGTTCAAAATCAAAATCAAACAGGTTAAACCCGTTCTTCACTACGTTCTTGCAGAAGAAGGGCACGTTGATATTTTTGAGTACTCTTCAGAAGGAACTCGTTTCATAGAGAAAGTATCTAATGTAGAGCAGTACATCCGCGATCAAGTTGAAATTAATGCTCTCTACGAAATAGACAACAAAATTATTATTGATGATGTGATAAAAGATAAATTTACAAAAGAGGGGCAACAAAGATTTAAACCTTTATTCTCCCCTGCTAAAAAGGTTGCAAAAAAACTTGCTGCTAGATTATCATTCTAAGTCTAAACTTGATACAACCCAAGATATAACCATAACTGGTATATAAGTTATTACATTATAAAGAGCATCAAAAAAGAAATTATCAAATCTAGATTCTTTTCTTTTCTTTTCTTGATGCTTTATTTCTTCGACTTTTTGTGGTGCGTGAGTCATTCCAACACCGTAAAGTAATCTTTACTATTTAACAAAAATGCATCATATTGTAAAGATTTTTTACGACCTCTTCGTGCTGGTCTCCTAACAAAACGAATAACTTCTGGTGGTTGACGCTTGGGGATAGGTCTTCTATTCTCAAGCATCATACCATCGTTGGTAAGTAATCTTAAAACTATTAAAATATCAAGAAGTACGAGTTTCATTCCTCTTTGCTAATAGTTGGGAGAAGTCTTTTTTCTTTGTACCCCCATCATATTCCCAAGCATATCCTTCAGCAATCATTTGATTATTGATTGATATTTCTTCCCCATTAATATACAAGTGTCCAATAATACGTCCGTATTTCTCTGTGCTATCTGGAAGTTCGGTTTTGATAATAATATCTTTAGCAAATTGCAATCTATGCTTCAACCACTCTTTTGATTCCAATCCCAGTTTCTTTTCATAAGCATCGGTAGTTCTACTCTCTGGAGTATCTACTGCTGCAAGACGAATTCTTTTGGTGAGTGAAATATCAAATCCAAGATCAATATCAGCATCAATAGTATCACCATCAACTACTTTATGAACTGAACGAATACGATAAACGTAAGGATCTTTTTCTTGCATCAGAATGGTAATTTAAACTCTTTGGTATTTAGTTTAGGAATAGGCAATTTTTGAAATGCTTTATTCACTTGATTCTCTACAACCTTACCAACAAACTCCTCTGGATTGTTCAGAATTACTTCTGCTTTTTTATAAGTCACATAAGCACCATAACAAAGTGCTCCACTAATGAGAAGACTTGTCGTTGATAGAATGATTGCTAGGTTCTTCATTTTTCATTTCCTCGTGTGCTAGTTTTAGTATGTAGTAAATTACATACAAAGTAAAAATAAGTCCACAACCCAATATAATTACAACTCCCCAAGGAAATTCCATTAGTACTTACCTTCTGTACAATACTCTACTTTCTTGTTTGGATAATAAGGATACTTACCTTCTTGTGGTTTCATCCATCCACATCCAATCAACCAATCCATAGTCATTGGTGTAGGACGAATTTGATCCCATAATGGACCCTTTGCACACATTTCAAGTTTTTCTGCCGTTTGATTTGATTGCTCTTCTGCCCAGTTAGCATCTGCTTCCCAAGGAATTGCACGACTTTGCATCATTGATTCATAAGTTAAACGAGTCTGCTTCATTACCCAAGCAGGTATCTCACTATCCTGATGAACCTGTGCCATAAAGGATGTTTGTAATCCACCACCCATACAATCTTGAACTACATGCCACCCCTCATGTCTCATCGTTCCGAGAAATTCTCTAGGATCTTTGAGAAGTTGTTCGTTCACAAAGAAACGATTATAGTTTGGTTTATATAATCCTACTGTTCTTGGAGTAAAATATCTTTCTGGTGCAACATACACAGGTACATTTACACTATCAAGAGCAGTAATAATTCTTTTTAATTCTTCTCTGAATGGATCAAAGTCTGGATCCTTTAGTAGTTCAGAATCTACCGTGAGTTTTTCAACTCCTTCAGTGCATTCTAGGAGAATCATACAACCCATTGCCTCTGCACTATAAGGTCTTACTGTTGGTTGTTTGGGTTCTAATGATGATGCTATAGCAGGAAATGCTAAAGATAAAATTAGACCAAATGAGGTGAGTAACTTTTTCATTCGTTCCACCAACCTTCTTCTTTGTGAATCCAGACTTTCAAATCCCGTACATACTTTCTCAAAATCTGGGCCTGTTCTTCATGCCAAATATCACCCGTCTCCATGTGAAGACGGGTGTGATTATCTATGGCTTTGAGTATGTTGTGGATGGGAGCGTTCCAACACTCCCTTTTTGGAGTGTTCCATTCTCTTGGCATTTGTACTCAACTGTATAAAGTTGTCCTTTATGTATAAAATCAACTGCACATAAATTAGGTCCAATTATTAAGTTACCTGCAATAAGAATTTCAAGTAACATTATTTTTTCTTACCTCCATTTTTAGCTTTCTTTGCAGTTGCGTTACCAGAATTCTGCTTTTTATTATTCGCAGATCCTTTTTTGCTTTTATTTGGTGATTTAGACATTATGCTCCACCTGTGCGAGGTTGTACTTGGCCTTCTAAAACTTCAACTCTTTCTTCAAGAGTTGGTTCAGTAGTTGCAGAAACTACTGGTACTACTGGTTCTGGTGGTGCTCCCGCAACCACTTCTTCTCTACGTGGTTCTTCTTTTTTTTCATCATCATCCCCACCTTTCTTCATAGTATTAATACCAAAAGTAGCAGCAGATGCTGTGAAAACAGTTGCAATAAAAGTTGGGTCCATCTTAGATAGAGCCCCAGCATAACTAGCAGTGAGAAGAGCAGCAGACCAACCCAAAATAGCGATACGAATTACAGTACTCATACACTTTTCTCTTTTGTTTGGCGTTTCCATTTGTTCCTTAGTTTGAGGTTAACCTTTTTTCCAAGCTTCACCTTCTGCTTTTCTTCTACGTGCTAAACCTGCCTCTACATTTGAACCAGGATTGCGATAGAGATATAAAGCATCGGGAACCATGTCCCATTCTTTATTCTTCAGGCGTTTAGTAATAGTATTAAAGTTATCACCACCGTAAAAACCGGCACCAAGATTATAAGCAAAGCTGAGCAGAGCGCCTCTTTTTCCATCTGACATTTCACTCCAATGA